CTGTCGAGAACGAGACCCCACTTGTACTGTGAGGGTAGGAGCTACATCCTTCGATGTAACATAGGGTGTAACACTCTTTACAAGTGACTTCTTTAGTTTTGCTGGCTCAAACTCTGCTGTTTCCAATGTTGCAGCCAACGCATCGCCTGTAAAAGACGCAATCTTACTACTAGAACTTGCAGCAAAAGCACTCTGACCGCCCCTAAAGAAACGTGAGTCCAAAGACGTACCCAATGCGTCTAAACTACTAGAGATAGTAGCCAACGCCTCAAGTGTAAAGTTAGGAGCTATTATTGTTCCTATAAACTCATGGTCTAACTCTGCTAATGACCAACGCCCCACAGAATAATTATACATTATTATCTTATCAGGTGTGCCATCAGTGCTTTCTGTTGATACATAACTCCACGCCACTACCTGATTGATAGGGTCTATACTGCAACTCAATCTATCTAAGTGATGCGGTGATGAATCATCAAAGAAAAACGTATCTACCTTTTCAGCCCCAATCGGTATTGATCTTTCTCCATTAAACATAAAGAAGCCATCGGACGCTAAATAAAATACCTGAGTTGGCGCAAGTGCTGATATAGAGTTTGGTATATCGCACCCATGTCCTGTCTCCACCATATCAAAGGTAAAGATCAAAGGAGAGCCAACGTATTGCATCCTAGCAATGCCTCTTTCCAACAAAACAACGCCAAAGTCACCACCAACTAAGCCAGTGATGTTACCAGCATCAGGTATATCCTGAAAGTCTGCTTGGTTAGACCCTACTGTCCATGTATCGGCATCGTTAATTTGTGACCACTGCACCCTAAAAGGGTTATTCGTAGAACTTGTATTGTTATGCGCTGTCACTACAAAGTCTCTAATAACAGCA